AGCTCCAGGAGGAGAAGCAGAAGTTGTTGTTGTTTGTCCTTCCCCTGTAAAATTTATAACATTACCAACAACAGAATAAGGTATGTTTGTTTTATGTAGCTCTTCATAACTACCTGGTAGTTTCGTAGCGCTATAATATAATTTAAAGTTATTTTGATTATATTGTACGCTGGCTTTATCGTCAGTAAAAAACTTTAAATTAGTATCAAAAGTTGTAGTTATAGTCTCTCTCTGAATAGATGCGCCAAAGCTTTGTGCACCTTCGTAATATTGTCTGTTGTTTTCTGTTACTAATGCCATTTAATTAACTTTTTGCGTTTGCTTCATCTTGCATTACTTGTTGCGTGGCTACTTGAATTATTGAAGGATCTTTTACTATAACGCCAGCATATGCTAATATTCTTAATATTAAGTTTGTTTGCTCAGAAGGATGTAGTTGAAAATTTATAGATCCAGTTGGTGGATTTGTACTAGGATCGTACTCGCTACTACTGTAAACGTATTGTCCTCTTCCTCCAACCGTAAAACCCCAAAGAGGATCTAAAGGTTTTTTTACAAAGTCGATTGATATAGTATTTGATTGGTTTATTGTAGAAGGCGAAACAAATAATTTTTCGTCTTCATATAAATAAACTGGATACTCTTCTGTTGCTTTTAATAGCCCAGTACTTTGAGCGTTATAAAAGTCAGTTCTATTAACTCTTTCAACTTCTGTCACGTTGCCATAAGAGTTAGTATGTGTTACAACTCCTAATCTATAAAACGACACATTATCTCCATAAGTGTCGGTTATTAATTGAGGTAGTTGAAAATAGTTTTGGATATATTCTAAGGAAGCAGACGTTTTAAATATAGATATTTTTTCGTCTATATTCATTTGTCTATCAGCATAATCAACGTCAGCTTGAGGTACACGTAACTGTTGGTTAATATCATCGAAGTATTGCTCAAATATTTGTAGTTGCACTTGAGCTGCCACATTGTTAAATTCTTGAGGCGTCATATAACCACGCTGTTCTTTATTAAGAATCAACAACACGGTTTGATATACAGTGTTTACGTTTACCATTTTATATTTTTAAGTTAATATAAAGGCGGCCGAAACCGCCTCATATTAAGATTACATGTTATTTTAACTTTTTCTCTATTGACTTATAAACTTCAACACCATCATCGGTTTTAAAGTAAGCCGCCATAGCAGAATATGGATTTTCATCAAATGGTATTGTCATAAGTTTCTTACCATTGCTAGCCCAATTAAAAGTTCTTTGATCTTGTGATAATGAAATTATTTTAGCTTCTTGAGCTTTAATTGCAAAGTTTCTTAACTCTGTGTTTTCATCGTTAGCAAGATCCAATAGCAACTGAGGATTTCTTTTTGCAAAAATCATTATATCTCTTTTTAACTCTTTCGATGTTAGTCCAGATACTTTGTTACCAAATTCAACTCTTAATATAGCTTCAGCCATATCTACGTCCATACTAGAAGCTGCATTTAAAGCTTGTAATTCTAATGCTATCCAATCTAAATCGTTTACTGCATCTTGAACTTTATTTACTTCTGCGTATTTTTTGTTTAATAGAGGGTGATATAGTGAAAGTAATTTTTGTAATGATTGATATTGCTTTGGCACAAATAACGCGCCTTTTTTAAACATAATATGTCCTAATGTAGCTTCACCTTTTTGTTCATCTACAAGCGGGCTAGACATGTTTGTTGCATATCTCAATTCTCTTACTTCACCTTTTTCTTCATCAAACCAGGTTAAAGGATATCTTCTGCCGTGTCTTGATGGTATAGTTAATGTTAATGGTGTATTTTTACCTTTAACATAATAGTGTCTGTCTTTAATTTCCCAACCTTTTTCAAGATGTGAAGACAATTTTTTTTCTTTTGTTTTTGTTGTCATAATATAATATAATATAAAAGTTAAAAATAAGGGTCAGGGCACCCATTGAGCATTAAGCTTTTTGGTGCCCTTATACCTTATATAAATATTAGATGCCTTTGAATAACACGAAGTTGTTAGCAGCTTGTACACATAAACATCTTTCAGAAAGGAAGTTTACTTCCATTGCATCAAGATCAGATGTGAACGCTCCACCAACAGAACCTGTTAACCAAGACTTCATTCGTCTGTCGTCAGCTTGTGATGCTCTATATCTCACGTGTAAGAATGGTCGTCTAATGTTTGTACCAAGAATTTGGTCATAAACAGTAGAAGTTCCAGCTGGTACTAATACACCATCAATTGAACTTACACCGTATCCAACAACTGGAGCAGTCTCAATCGCACCTCTTGTAGAAGCATCGTTTAAGTATTTCCAGTCTGTTTTATAGAAATCATAAGAACCTCGTCTGAAACCAGAGAATCCTAAGTTAAGTGCCATTTGCTCAGAGTTTTCAAATAAACCATAAGCAGTACCACCTTCAGCTCCAGAAGAAATAGCAGCAAGCATGTCATCAAAAGATAATGCAGTTTCTCTGTTTAAGAAAAGCATATTTTCTTCAATAGCACCTTGAGTGTCTAAGTTTCTAAGAATTGAATCAAAAGATTCTAACTGAGTAGCACCACCAGCAGCAGGATTAAATCCAACGTTTACGTTACCTCTATCTTCAATAGCAGCAAATAAACCTTGAGTACCTTTAAATCCAGCAGCAGCAGCAGATCCAGCAGGAGCACCCGCGGCATCAGCTAACTCACCTTCAACAACAGACATTTCTAGATAATCTTCAAATCTAAGTCTTGTTTCAGACTCAGCTTTTAAGTACCATAAATATCCTGATGTTCCATCTTCAGTAGCTACTTCAACCCAACCAATCTGAGCAGTGTCAGAACCAGATACAACATATTTGTTTCTGATAATAATTGGTGAATTAGAAAACTGAGTAAATGATGGTGTTATACTTTGATAACCATTAACAGCACCTGCAGCAGCAGTGTTGTTAGCGATAGAGCTTCCTTTTCCATACTCAGAACCTGAAACAAATATTTTAATGTTTGTTAGTGCTAAGTTAGAAAGATCAGCTGCACCGTATACAGCTACAGTTAAATCACCAGTTGCAGTGTTACTTGCAGTAACAACACCTTTAGCTTCTTGACCAGTCTCGTCCATCATAACGATAGTTTGATTTGGTGAAACAACGTTAGCTACGTAATCTTTAGGATCAGCTGGAGCTAAATCTACAGGAATTGTTATTGTGTTTACTTGGTCGTTAGTACAACCTTCGTAACCGATGTGTAATCTGTTTTGTTCTGACCAGATAACTTGGTCTGATGTCATTGGCATTTCAGCGCCTACCATTCTTAAGAAACCAGATAAAGTTCTGTTTCCATATCTTTCTACTTCTTGTTCGTAGATTTCTGGTAGATATTGCTGAGCAAATGAATCAGAATCACCTGGATTTGCGCCTCCGTTAAAAGACAAGTAGTTAGAATCTAATACTTGTTGTTTCTGAGAGGGTTTGATTGATCCGAATAATGGATCGATTAATTGACTCATAATTTTAATTTTTAAGTGTTACTTTTTTTATTTTAAGTTTTGAAGAGTCAACACCACTTAATGCTTTTACTTTTATTCCATTAACAAAGACTTCGCCACTCGCAACTTTGCGAGGTTCTTGTTCTATGTTTTTAGATTTAGCCATCATATCTTTTACAGCATCAGCTTTGCCTTGCTCATAAAAATGATTAGCTATAGTGTCAACATTATCTGCGGCATATATAGCTTTGTGATATCCAGCAATATCTACCACGTTGCCATCGTTATCAAGAAACTTCTTAATAGTATTACCAACATCAGACTGTCTATCTGCAACTGCATCAGCATTTTTTAAACCATATCTAAAAGTTTTTTCACCAACCTTAATATCAAAACCTTTGAATTTATTAGTGAACCAGTCTTTAGTTTGGTTTTTAAACTGAACATGTTGTTTTGAAACTATATCCTGCTCTTCGTTATATCGGTTGAAAAAGTCCATAGCTTTTTGTTGATCTTGAGTTACGCCCGGTCTCAACTTGATCTCGTCGTAATATTTACTCTTAGCATCTTCTAAAAAGTTTTGTGCTTTTGCAACTTCTTCTTTAAACGCAATTTTCTTTTTGCGTATTTCTTTTGGCTCATCTACATCTTCATCAAATAAATAATCTTCTAATAAAAGACTAACATCTTCAGAATCTAAATGAGGTTTTGTTTGTTTATAATACTCTCTAATTAAAGCTGTATTATCAACATTAGAATAATCAGCGTTTAATCTAACATAATCTTCTAATGTACCGCCAGTATCATTCATAAATGTTACTAGCTTTTCAATATTTTCTGGCAAAGGTTGACCACTTAATTTAGCATCTCTTTTTGCTTCTTTAATTTGGTTTTCAACTTGCTTTACCTCTTGTTGTACCTCTTGCTCCGTTATTTCTTGGATCGGAATGACAGCATCGGAGCTGGGCTCTTGTACTTGTTCTTCCACTTGAGGTATATCTCCGGCTTGTTTAACTTCAGCCAGTTCTCCTGTTTCTTGCTCTGAAATGGCATTATCTTCTTTTTTTATTTCTACTTTAGTAACTTCAGGTATAACTTCACCTTGAGCTTCTTTAGCCGTTAAATTCACTTTTACTGGTGAATCTTGTTTACCTAATTGCTTAGGTTTTGTTTTTGCTTTACCTTTTAATGTAAATTCTCCTTCCTGCTTTACAGGTTGATTTGTTGTTTCTTCTGACATAATATAATATAATAGTTAATATAATTTTTATCTAGGATCAAATTGCTCTAATCCAAACCCACCTAAATTATCCATTCCTGCGGATTCAAAATTCTTAGGAAGACCATCTGTTTTCCTTTGATTTATCATTTGACTTTGTTGCGTGCCTTGTATTTTTACTCTTTTATCTTTTCTATCTTCAATCTCTTTTTCTCTCATGCTTTCTTCTTGTATCCTAGCTTGAGCTAATTGCATTTGATAATTAAACTCTTCAGCCATTAAAAGCTTTTTAATTTCAGACTCTGTTTGCATACGTTGTATTTCAAACTGAGATTTAGCTTGTTCTATTTGAACTTTAGATTCTGTAAGAGCTTGTTGTTTCTGCATTTCTGCTAAAGCTGCTTTTTCTGCTGTTTGAGAATTAGCCTCTGCTTGAGCTTGAATATTCATCATGCTAGCCTCTTGATCACGCTGACGTTTCTTTTCTTGACTAAGTTTTAATTTTTGATTAGCAAGTTTAAGATTTTTTATTTGTCTAAGATCTATAGCGTCTGATAGACCAATACTCTGTTGCTGTAAAGCCATTTGAATATTTTGTTCTAACATTTGCTTTTCTTCTTCGTCTGGTTCTAGTTCTAAATAAATACCAAACTCCATTAATTGCTTTTCCATTAATTCACCTAACGTAGCTGTGTTAAACATAGATATAGAATCTACTAAAGCTTGTCTAGTTAAAGGAAACTCTAAAGCATCAGCAGCTCTTAAGGCTATATTTTCACAATTTCTTAATGTTAAATATAATTGAGCTTGCATTAAATGTCTAGTTGCTGTGTTGCTGTTTGCCGCTGCTAACTTTTGTAATCCAACTAAAGAACCTACAGCTGGAGTACTAGCATCTCTAGCTTCGTTTAATCCGGTTACGTCTCTTATCATTTGTAAATAATATTGATAAGTTTGAATCAAACTAGCTATTTTAGCATTACCACTACTTGTTTGCAGTTCTTGAATAGGTACCTTACCTCTATTAGGATCTCCCTCCTGTGT